CGATCTAAATACATTACAATAGCACAAAGACATCCACGTCATTAACTCGGAGAACTAAATTGACAAAAGACTTTATCCCGCATCCCGTTATCCATTCGGATTCAAAAAACACATTCGTACCTGACAAACATCAGTCCCCAATTGAAAAAGCCAGCAAGGACATGAGCGACAAGGGCTACGAAGAAGGGTATCTAGCAGATGCCATTCGTACCAAGATGAAACGTGATAACAAACGTTTTTGGGCAGGCGACAACATTAGTGATTATGTGTCAGAAGAGATGAAACATACCCTTATAGATGAAGCAACTGAAGCGTTTGAACTGGTGCTTGACCGCTTGCTAATTGATCGAGAAACAGATCCAAACTCGCATGGCACAGCAAGACGACTTGCTAAAATGTACTTCAATGAAATTATGGAGGGTAGATATGAACCAGGACCTGACGCCACAGCGTTTCCAAATGATTCGGCGGATCGTTATGAGGGTATGCTTGTTGTACGTAGTGAGTTGCGCTCTATGTGTAGCCATCATCACCAACCTGTGGCTGGCGTTGCTTATATTGGCATTATTGCTGCCAATACACTTATTGGTCTTAGTAAGTATACCCGAATTGCTCAATGGTGCGCCAGACGAGGAACTCTCCAGGAGGAACTTTGTAACGACATTGCCCGTGAGATTAGTAAAGCTACTGACTCCGAAAACGTAGCAGTGTACATTCAGGCCACACATGGTTGCTGTGAGAATCGCGGCATCATGGCACACTCTAGTCTCACACAGACCACAGTACTCAAAGGTGCATTTAAGACTGATCCGTCGGTGAAGAAAGAGTTTTTTGACAACATTAAATTACAACAGGAGTTTGCCCCAAGATGAGATATGAAACACTAGAAGAGGCAGCGGCAGCAGGTGCCGCACCATGGTCAGATGAGGCCACAGAGCATTCAGACTATCATGTGGCTGTGTTCCGTGATGCTTACCCAGTGGCCAAGGGACATTTGTTGTTTGTGCCACGGTGGAACAAGAATGAAATTATCGAAGAAGCCTTGAAGTATGCTTTCCGTTTTGGTCATCACAAAGTGGTAACCGGCGAGTGGGAAGCCTACAACGTGGGTATCAACTGCGGCGAGGCAGCAGGTCAAACTGTGATGTATCCACACATACACTTGATTCCACGACGGGTAGGAGATTGTGCCAATCCCATTGGCGGTGTTCGAGGCGTGATCCACGGACAGGCCAACTATAAAGCTAGTGGTTACACAAAGCCAGCATAAGTAATGATCTCAGCGGCCTTTAGAGCATTCATCCCGCTATATAAATTCTGCAAGCCTATGCTAAAATTTAACATAGGAGAATAATAATGGCACTATCATCAACTCAGGATCTAATTAAACACATGGAACAAAATCTTCCATATCGCGGACCTGTTCAATACAAGTTTACCAGTACCAAAGAGTACATTGACGCATTTCCTTGTGCTTATCGCCAATGGAGGGCTGACAGTCATTGTAACTTGAATCATGGTTACAGTTTCTCAATGAAGTTTTACTTTGGTACAAACGACCTTGATGTTCGCAACTGGGCCGCTGACTATGGCGGATTGAAAGAACTCAAGAAAATTTTAGAAGATCAATTTGATCACACAACCCTGGTCAGTGCAGATGATCCTGAATTAGAGTTCTACAAAGAAATGGAACGTCGTAAACTGGCTAAACTTACAATCTTGCCCAGAGTAGGATGTGAATCACTTGCTGACATGCTGTACAAGTATGTGAACGGTGTTTACATTCCAGACTTTTGGGGCGAGGGTGAAGCACAACGCCTGTGGTGCTACCGAGTGGAAGTACGTGAAACACAAGCAAACATGGCGTTTAGAGAAGGCCATAGAGAATGGAATGAGGATTTATTTGAATGACAACACCTGAATTTGATATTGCAATCTTGTTGCCCACTCGTGGGCGATCAGACTCACTAGAACGCAGTGTAAAAAGCGTGATTGAACTAGCGGCTGACCCAAGTCGCATTCAAATCATGTTTGGGTTTGACAACGACGATGATGTGGGCACACAATGTTTTGTTGATGAACTACAGCCTTGGCTGGACGAACACAAGGTAAACTACACAGCAATGACGTTCAATCCCCTGGGATACATTCGTCTCAATGAATATGTGAATGAACTTGCTCGCAAGAGTGATGCACGTTGGTTGGTATTCTGGAACGATGATGCTGTGATGGAAACAGGTGGGTGGGATCAAGAAATTATGACTCACGATGGTGAGTTCAAGCTGTTGGCCTTTCATACACACAATGATCATCCTTACAGTATATTTCCTATTGTGCCACGCAAGTGGTTGGACTTGTTGGGATACCTAAGCCCGCATCAAATCTCTGATGCATGGTTAAGTCAGCAGGCTTACATGCTGGACATCTGGGAACGTATTCCAGTTGATGTGTTGCATGATCGCCATGACCTTACAGGCAACAATGGAGACGAAACATTCCAGAATCGTCCCATGTTAGAAGGCAATCCTCGAGATCCACGAGACTTTCACAGCGTACAGCAAATGGACGTTCGTCATACTGACTGTGCAAAAATAGCACAGTATCTCGAAACTGAATGTGGTCAAGACATGAGTTTCTTTGCCAACATCTTCCGTGGTACACAAGATCCCTGGGAAAAGTTAGCGTTAAACGATGTTAACAAACAAATGGTGCAGTTTAAAAATCCTCACAGCCACTTTGCTGAAAAGGCACGTCAACAGGAAGCAGAAAAAAACAATGCAACAATTAAGTCTTGAAGAACGTATTAAACGCTACTGGAACACACAACCGTGTAATATTAAACATGGACAAAGTGATCTTGGCACACCCGAGTTTTTTCGTGAAGTAAGCGAGCGACGCTATCGTGTAGAGCCGCACATTGCTGAATTTGCAGGGTTTCACTTGTGGGCTGGCAAACGTGTGTTGGAAATCGGTTGCGGCATTGGATCAGATGCAGAAGAATTTGCCAAGCATGGTGCTGAGTATGTGGGTATCGACTTGAGCGATCAAAGTATTGCATTAAGCAAGCAACGATTCGAAACACTAGGCCTTGAAGGCGAGTTCTACAATGTAGATGCAACTGATGGAGTAGCACTTGCCAAACTAGGTGAGTTTGATCTTGTTTACAGTTACGGTGTGATACATCACTTCCCGGGCATTGACAAGATTATTGCCAATGTACATGAAGTGGTCAAATATGGTGGTGAATTCCGATTTATGGTGTATGCCAAAAACTCCTGGAAGTATGCTATGATCCAAAAGGGTCTAGACCAATTTGAAGCACAAGCAGGTTGTCCATACGCACAGGCATTCAGCAAAGATGAAATTCACCAATTGATGAACAGAGACAATGGATGGTACATTGAGAGGTTGCGTCAGGACCACTGTTTCATGTATAATGTAGATTCGTACAAGGCAGGGCGTTATGAATTGGAACCGTGGTTTGAAGCCATGACAGAATCGCATCGTCAAGCTGTTAAAGAATATTTGGGTTGGCATCTACTAGTTAAAGCAAGAAAATTATGAAATTTAAAGTATCAGAACTATTTTATTCAGCACAAGGTGAAGGTCGCTATGTTGGTGTGCCCAGCGTGTTTCTTCGTATGTTTGGGTGTAACTTCACCTGTTCAGGGTTTGGTTGCAAGCCAGGCGAGTCTAGCAAAGAAGCAGATGAAGTTGCCAAGAGTGTGCATCTCTACAAGACATTTGAAGAACTGCCACTGGTGAGCACTGGCTGTGACAGCTATGCGTCATGGCATCCTGCATTCAAAGAACTCAGTCCTACCTACACAGAAGATGAGCTGGTGGAAAAGATGGCAGCATTGTTGCCGCATGGAAACTGGCAACAGCCCAATGGTAATCCTGTACACTTGGTTATCACAGGTGGCGAGCCCTTGCTGGGTTGGCAACGTGCATATCCTGCATTGTTGGATAAACTACACGAGCGTGGCTTACGACACATCACATTTGAGACCAATGGTACTCAAGAATTATCAAGAGACTTCAAACTGTATTTGAATAACTGGCACGGTGAGATCACATTCAGTGTAAGTCCCAAGCTCAGTGTGTCAGGCGAGAAGTGGGAAGAGGCAATCAAGCCAGAGATTATTTTTGATCTTGAAACATATGGTATAACTTATCTCAAGTTTGTGGTTGAGAAGGTGCAAGACTTTGACGAATTGGATCGTGCTGTTGATGAGTACAGGCTTGCACAGTTTTCAGGTCCTGTGTTTGTAATGCCCGTGGGTGGTGTTGTCAGTGTGTACGATGGCAATCGTATCAACGTTGCTGACGAAGCACTCAAACGTGGCTACTGGTATAGCCCAAGATTACACGTTGATCTTTGGGGCAATGGCTGGGGTAAGTAAATGTTTGACTGCATCTTGATCAATGGTGACAGCTATTCTGAAAAAAATAGACATAAGGTCTACTCAGATTTTTTGCACAAGAAATCCAGATTGCCGGTGATTAATATTGCCAAGAGCGGCAGCAATAACGATCGTATTTGTAGAAGCACAATAGAAACATTAGCAGAGCTTAAACAACAGTATACTAATCCATTAGTTATTGTTGGTTGGAGTTTTGTAAGACGGTTAGAAGTTTGGTATTACGGTGATAACCAACAAGTGATTAGTCGTATTCCAGACCGAGAGCGTAAATTAGAACATTGCAAACCTTGTCTAGTAACTCTAGATGTACTGACAGGGTTAAATCAAGCTACTATAGAACAAAAGTGTTTGATTACTGAAGATTTGTTTGTACACAAACAATTAACGGATTTCTATACATCATTGTATATGTTTGCTCATACCGTTGAGTCACTAGGTGCAACATTATTTTGTTTTTCGGCAGCAAAGAACACAGAAATTCCAGTACACTCTTTTCCATATATAGAATCATTGCACCAGGTGCAATGGTGTCAACAACAAAGTAATTTGTATCAACTGCATGATTTTTATATTAAACAGTGGGCTGAACAACATGATCCATTGAGAAGATTAGAGACAGGACATTTAAGCGAATCTGGACATGCACAGTTTGCAGATGTACTAACACAATGGCTTGATAACCTTGGATATAACATCAGAAAAGAATATGATTAAAAACATCAAAAGTTGGTTTAGTAAACCCGCCAAAGAGGTTGATAAAATAATACCTCCCCAAAAATCGGCACCTCCTAAGAAGAAGGAGCCCGATAAGACTGCCAAGCAGTTGGCTACCGAAGCCGGCGAGCCTTATGTGGCTGTGTTGGGCATGGACGTGGATCTTAATAATCTACATCAAGGTGCATTTGAACTAGACTGGAACGATATCTTTGTTGCCAGATTGATCAAGGCAGGCTATCAAGGCAAAGTAGATGCAGACATTGTGGACCAGTGGTTCCAGAACGTTTGTAGACATGTTGTTATGGAAACTTGGGAACAAGAACAAGCAATCAAGAATTCGGGCATCTGGGTGCAAAGCAAAGATATTGGCAATGGCAGGAGTGAAGTATCATGATTTTTAATCACATCAAAGAACTAAAAGCACAAGGTAAAAAGATTGGCATTACATTTTCAACCTTTGACATGTTGCATGCCGGCCATGTTGCTATGTTATCAGAGGCAAAGAATCATTGTGATTATCTAATTTGCGGATTGCAAACTGATCCCACAATTGACAGACCCGATACTAAAAATCATCCTATTCAAAGCATAGTAGAACGACAAATTCAACTTAGTGCTTGCCGTTATGTGGATGAAGTTGTTGTATATCAAACTGAACAAGACTTGATTGACCTGTTGCTTATTTTACCACTGGATGTTCGAATTCTGGGCACAGAATATGAGGACCAAAACTTTACTGGACGCAACGAAGGTGCTGGTCGTGGTGTACAGGTAATATTTAACAAGCGTGATCATTCGTTTAGTTCCAGCAGTTTGCGCAAGCGAGTTGCTGAAGCAGAAACAATTAAAAGTATTAAAAAATGAACATACTGTTTAACGGTGACTCCAACATGAATGGTGAGGAGTTGCAAGACCGCAGCCGTAGTATGATTGGTGAACTATCAAGGCACTTAGGCGGCACAGGCACAAACTTGTCTGTAAGTGGTGCCAGCAATGACTTGATCTACAATTCAACACTTGAGTACCTCAAAGATAATCAGCCAGATCTGGTAGTGATTGGCTGGACCGAACATGGTCGTGAGCAGTGGTACTTTGAAGGTGCATTTCACGAAATCAATCAGTTGGATGTGGGACAACGTATCCCTGAAGAGTTTCGCCGTCGCTATCAGTTCTGGAAGAATCACATTCAGAAAGAAGGCGAGTGGCATCGTGTGATGGGCTACTATTGGCACAATAAGATTTACAACTTGCACTTGATTCTCAAAGAGCGTGGCATTCCGCACTTGTTCTTTAATGCGTTTAATGCGTTCCAAGTTGCCAACTCAGCTGAACAACTGGATTGGAACGATTGCTTTTTCCATCCTTACCAGCAAAATCTTTGCTACATCAACTACTGTGTGGAACACGAGTTTGAAGAAATTACACCCGGCTGGCAACACTACAATGAAGATGCGCATGCGGCATGGGCACAGACCTTGGTTGATTACATGAAACAACGTCAAGTCTATGATTCTGTATGTAAACGGTGATAGTCATGCTGCCGCAGCCGAGGCAGTAAATCCTCACAGCTGGGCACAGGATGATGGGTTGTTCTATGGCCTAGGCCGTATGCCACATCCTGACAATGAACGTGCAAGTTTTGGATGCGAGCTTGCTAACTGGCTACGTGCTATCCTATACCTAGATGCACAGTCTGGATGTTCGAACACACGCATCATGCGTACCACAAGAGAATGGATCAAGGCCAACCCAGATGCAGTCAACAATTGCTTTATGGTTATCCAATGGACCACCTGGGAACGAGAAGAGTGGTGGCATGAAGATCACGACTTTCAAGTGAATGCATCGGGGATTGACGATGTTCCAGAAGCACTACAACAACGCTACAAACAATTTGTCATTGATATAGATTGGGAAGAATGCAGGCAACGTGCCCATAAAGAAATTTGGGAATTTCATCAAGAACTGGAAGCACAGGAAATTCGGCACGTTATGTTCAATGGCAACAGTCATTTTGATGGCATCACAGACCAAAAAGCGTGGGGGTCTAGCTACATGCATCCATATGCCGACGATATGACTTACAATTCGGTGCTGAGAAGCAATGGATTCAAAACGGTTAACCCCAATAGTTGGCATTTTGGGCCAGATGCCCATTGCTATTGGGCGGAATATGTGTTACAATACATTAAACGCAACCAACTATTGAGTCCAAATGAAATACCTACTTATTGACACAGCCAACATGTTTTTCCGAGCACGTCACGGTGCCCACAGAGCCAGTGACACTTGGACTAAACTAGGCTTTGCGCTACACGTTACAATGATGGCTGCCAATAAAGTAGCCAAGCGTTTTCAGGCAGATCACGTGGTTTTTGCACTGGAGGGTCGATCGTGGCGCAAAGACTACTACGAGCCCTACAAGAAAAACCGTGCTGTGGCACGTGGTAAAATGACTGAGGACGAAGCAGAAGAGGACAAAATGTTCTGGGAGACCTATGACAATCTGACTAAATACTTGTCAGACCGAACCAATTGCAGTGTGATCCGTTGCGCAACAGCCGAAGCAGATGACATCATTGCACGTTGGATATCATTACACCCCCAAGACGATCACGTAGTAGTTAGTTCAGACACAGACTTTGTTCAATTAGTCGCAACTAACGTCACACAATACAACGGCATTACAGATGAACTGATCACACTGGAGGGCATATTTGATGCCAAGGGTAAGCCTGTTACAGATAAAAAAACTAAACAACCAAAAACCATCCCGGATCCGGCCTGGCTACTATTTGAGAAGTGCATGCGTGGTGACACGTCAGACAACGTATTCTCTGCTTATCCGGGAGTACGTGAAAAAGGGACAAAGAATAAAGTTGGTCTCCGTGAGGCCTTTGCCGACAGAGACAA